TCGCTTCGCTTCGGTCGCACACCAAGTTTCCGTTTACAAACAAATTAATCTTCATAAATTTACTTTCGTTCGCTTTTCAATTAATATACTTTTCCTTGTAGATATCAATCGCAAATACTTGCAATTGATAGATCCTTTGTTTACTTTTGTTCCATCCAATTTCCTAATATCAAAGGAGCCATTACTTCTTCTTCCAAAAATGTAATACAAATCCTTTTGATATTCAACCAGGTCAAACAACCTAAAACCTTTTACCAAGAATGGTGCTTGATTGAGTTTCTTTCTGCCACCTTTCAAGAAATTAGCTTTGTGTATTTGTCTGTTTTGACAACGCACCTTCTTCTGATAGAAATAATACCCAAGAGGTTTAGCCACAGGATTACCACTGATACACCTTGCATCAACATAATGCTCTTTAGGAAGATTGTTAGTGATACGGGTATTCTTCGTGATATAACCAAAAGTCATACTTACATCAGGATAGATATTCTTTAGCCTATCATATAAACTCCATCGCATAATCCCCATAAATGCGGCATCTCTAAATGACTTTCCACGCTTTACATTTAATTCAAATTCACCTCTATGATATGCCTTATGGCAAGTTTCACAAAGGGTAATCAAGTTTTTTGGGCTATCACCTCCAGTCTTTCTGCTCTCTATGTGATGCACATTCAAAACTTTATCTTTACTCTTACCCTTACAATGTTGGCAAATATGATTATCTCTAAATAGCACATATTCACGCACATTGAAGAAATCAAGTTGTTCTCCTTGTTGGTATTCACTGCCGGATATACTTGGATTATTAATCTTCTGTATATCAAAGGAAGTCGTTTCAACTACGATATTAGTTATCGGTAGGAACTTATGTATCTTCTCTACAACAGTCAAATGAGTTTGGATTTTGTTTTCAACAGATGGTGCTAGCCAACCTTTACGCTTGGAAGATACCCTATTGTTGAAACGAGCCTTGCGATAACGAAGCCTACTCCTACGGGTTCTTCTTTGTTCCCTACGAGTAGATAACTTATTCACAATATCGTTTCTCAATTCCACATCTGCTGCATACAATTCCTTATCACTTGTTGTTGCCGATATACCGATATGCTTGCTACCAGCATCTACACCCAAACTTACGGGCTGTGTATAATCTGTTGTGTCATAATCCAATTGAATTGTGAACGGAATACGGCACACAACATGGGCTAGACTGTTTTTTAACAGCCTTCTCACCTTACCAAACCTTTCGGTTGGCATAAGTGCTTGTCCTTGTTTGTTAATTACGTAAACCATTTACTATAAGTCGGATTTCTCCGTTAAATGCTCATCGACAATGTTATGGAGAGGTTTTATATGTCAGTAACACTGTTCCTACCCCACAGAACTGTTTAATCACTGACCTTAGAGCAAGGAGCTTGAGCAAACACCCCTTGGTAACTATATATTCTCTCCTAACGCTTAGTCTAATCAACATCTACAGGTATTTAGCCTGTGGGTAGTTAATGTTTATTGTTTTTTAAATATTTCGTAACGCTATCCATTACGCATTCAACACACCAACCTATAAAGTATGCAAAGTGCTCATCCTGCCCATTTTTATACCCCATTGCTATATCACAATAATCAAATACATTACAAACATAATGAGCAGATTCATGAGCAACAGTGCTTACCCCTATACCATCATTGGATAACCAAATAAGTACACCTAAATGGTTTGTACTTTTTTCCCTTACAAAAATAGTCATGCCTTTACAGCCCTTAATTTCATCTTTGGATGTATCTATCGGGTCATGATTAAGTTTGGTGAATTTTCTATATATTTTTCCCCATTGATCATCCCCCACTGCAACATACAGTTTAAGGGGATATATTTTAGGATCGTATTTTGTTATCATCGCAAAACATCTTTTAGTAATATATCGGGATGCTCTTCTTTAGGTTTAGATTCTTTGAATCTATATATAAAGCCACTTGCATCCTTGTTGGCTTCCTCATATAAATCTTCTGTAAGAGAAGCCTTGTACAACTTCATTTTCTCTTCAAAATGATAATCAAGTTTAGGCTGATCCATTATAACTGCCTGTATATAACTCCATGAATATTTCCATAGCAAAGCCCAGTCCTTAATTATCATCAATCCTCCGAATAGCCTTAAATCCCCTCTGAATTGGGGGAAATCTTTTTGGATAGATCCTCGTGAGCCGATTTTGCATCTAGAGATAATTTCATGGCATCCTTCTTGCTTAGTGTCGCTGTCGTATCTATCAAGAACGCTAAACGGATTGTATTTGTAAAAAAATCACCGACATTAGCCCCCTCCACGATGGCTTCTATCAACGGAGTTAGTTCCTTATGATCATAGTGCCTGCTTAACCACCAAGCGTATATACGTCTAGCAAAAGGAATTATCTCAAAAAACCAATAGTTATTCAATACTCCTGCCGCTGCAACTTTGTACGGAATAGATGCGTCATTTTTCATAATTGCAATCATTTCCTTTTTCGCTGTATCGGGATTGATAATGTCGCGTATCAACAGCTTGTCTACAATATAGTCATATGCGCCTAATCTAAGACCACGCACCTTGAATTTCTTATTGCCAACCATAACCTCTTTGTATTTATGAGTGGCAAACTTCTGCATCTTTATCTGATCATCTAAGTCAGGTTGTTTCCAGTTGAATATTCCCATTTTTAAACTAACTTGAACGGTTTAATCATTAATTTTCCTTTCACATCTACCTTCGATATGTTCTTTGGCGTATTTGTATAAACGAACACCTTGGTATATTTAGACGATACAATATCAAGTTTGGCATCGTCAATCAAAGAAACGTGTACTATGCTGTTGTCAAGCGCAACAAGGCTAACATGGCTATTATCCTTGACATACATTTCTCCTATACCGAAATCGTTGAATGTGACAACACAATCACACGAACCATTAAAAATAGACCATTTAGGATTGCTTATGAACAGGTTTGTATCATCAACGAAGATATTAAACTTCTCCCTAACTCCTGCAAATTCCTTCTTGATTATTTCATTTGACGGGAACCTGTTAAATAGGCAGAAGTCAATGCCTCTGATATATTTCTCGCATAATTCATATTTGTCCGGGTTTCCCCATCCATTTGTCCATTCCTTACACAGTCCAAGGCTTATAGCTTTTAGCTTTAATTTATCAGACAATTCTTTATCTGTCATGGTGTTATTTTTTACAGCAAAAATACAACAAAGGTTAACAAAAATCAAACACAATCAGTTAAAAAACAATAAAAGCCGGACGAAAACGCCCGGCTAATAATTCATCACCCGTCTACATCAAGCACTCACTCCCGAATTGTCAAGTTCGAGAACCATCATGGTTTTCAGATACTGAGTGTTAACTTCCAATGCTGTCACAGTAACGGAGAATCCAAGGTATCCAGCGTTACTTGGAGCACCTGTGAAGCTGACAGCCCATGATGCCTTCGGGAAGAAGATCATACGGTCACCAGTACCGTTGATAATACCGATAGGACGTACAAACTGCTTGAATGAGCTTGCACCAAACGCTTTCAGTTTCTGAGAAGCTCCCTTGCCGAAAACATCCGCAGTGTCAGTCAAACTATCCAATTCCAACTCAGCCTTTGCTTCATTTCCTTGCGTAAAGAAAGCGAAAGCAGCTTTTGATGTAGACATACCTGTAAAGGTAAATGCCATAGTACCCGGTGTGATATTCTGGAATACGGTAGCACCCTGTTCGTTCTTTGTTTCAGAAGTGTCAGCGTCAGTACCAGAAGATTCCGTAGTACCAGACTCAATATTTGGAAGAATCTTCGGATTCCTAAAACTTGAATATTGAGTACTATCGGTGATTTCAATCGCATCAAATGTCAAAGCAGCCGACTGCCCGTTCAAGTAAGCAGGGCTAGTGTCTAAATTTACTCGTGCCATTCTATTTTCTGTATTTAAAAAGTTATTGTTAATTGTTGAGAGCGTACCTACCGATGCGCCTCCACTGTTTTTTCTCACGTTTTTCATGCAGCTAATCCTTTGAAATATCAACATTCAACAGGACGGACATATAATAGAACCCAACCCCGTCAAACATTGGTGGTAAAACATTAAATATCTCGAAATGAAGCTGCACAGTCTTTTGCGGGAACAGTTCTACCATTTTCTCACTCAACGCATCCATGACAGACGGATATACGTTCCCAGGCAATGCCCTTACAAACAGAGTAACCGTAGCCATTGTTTCGCCTTTCCCGAAGTGACCGTAAGGGCCGCTCTCGGTATTGCTGACAATTCTTGTATTGTTGTTTACGACAATAAAACTAGTTACCTTATCATCAACACTTGCAGGACGCTGCACCTTATATACATCGTCAGCAATCTTCTTGTCCAATACAATATTGTACAAGGTGGTATTTATTGTTGAAGGATTAAAGTAGCCCATAACTTCACTTAAAATATTTGTTTAACATATTAGCTGCAATTTTCTTAAAAACCACAGTATATTTACCCCCTTTTAAATCTGTCTTTGTCTTAATCCAAGAATCTGAAAGAACGTTCAACAGGTGATAGTTCTCAACATACTTGGCATAATACATGACAGCAGCGACAACCAGTTCATATTTTTCAGAACCATCGGATTTATAACTGTTGAAGAAATCTTCGGCAAGTTCACGCCCCCAATACTCGACATTGTTACGTTTCCTAGGCTCATTTGCAACTTTCGTTGCATTTGCCCACACAATCTTCTTTAGGACCCCATCTTTGTAAATGCCACATCCATAACTATCTTCAAGATTGAAAGTCTGATTGGTAAATCCCTCCATGTCTTTTATATCATCCATGATATTCGTGGCGATATCTTCCATGAACTGCATGATAGAAGCATCCAAGGCAAGCTGGACATTACTACCAAACTCTTTCAATACTTTATCGTTGTTATTTGCCTGCATTTTTTGTACTTGTCTTTCTTGTTACTGGTTTACTCAGTTTCTCAATCTGCTTTTTTAGCAAATCTCGATCATCTTTAGCGCATTTCAGTTCTGTTTTAATATCATTCAGTTCATTGTAAAGCTCCTGTATCTTCTGATAAGCATCGTGGAGAGATTGCTGATAACTCAAAATTTCCTCTTGCGCCTTCTTCAACTGAGCACCCTGAATAGCAAACCCCTTTTCAAGATTGTCCAAGGTAGAAGAATCAATTTCAGTTTCCATCTTTTCCTTCTTCTGCTTAAACATTAACATTGAAGTTAGAAGGGTTATGCCATTTGTACCCAACAAAGCAAGTATTATTTCCGTCCAATTGATTGTCATAGTATTCTAGTTTTCTATTTGGTTAAAGTATATCACCGTACCAAATTCCATATTGTTAAATGGAGGTTTCTTTATCTCACGCCAACTATTGCTGTTGTCCGAAAACGGATGGTTGAAATTCTGCCAATCCAACAGACACCCGGAAGGTATGGTTACATCGTTATCTTCTAGGTAGGCGGCATATTCGGATTTGTCAACATCATTCGTTTCCGAACCTGTGTCCTTTTCCTGTATGTTTGCCCTTCCTTCGTATATCATCTCCCAATATGGGGTAGTCTGATATTTATCCGAACTGTTCTTGTTCTGGTAAATTCTAACCATATCAGGAAACATATCCTCACCTAAAATACTCTTTCCCATACTACCATCTTAATCTAGTTATTTCAACATCAGTTCCAACATCCAAATTCAAACCCCATTTGGCGTATAAATCCTTTGCGCGTTGTTCCAATCTTTTCTTGTCATTGATAGAAATAGTCTTGCTTGTGTCAGTAATTGACCAGTTACCTGCCTTTTTCGTCTTTCCCTGTATGGTTGAAGGGGCAGTACAAACAATGAGCAACAAATCGGCATAAGCCAAATCCTTCTTCATCTCAGACGTTTCACGGCTGTCATCAGACAAACGGAATCCCCATTTCTGGGCAACACTGATATACGATGTGTTTTTCAACTCATAGTCAATCTGTGCTTTCAGATATTCACGCATAGACATATAAAAATATGCTTCCACCTTCATGTTACCCTTTGCTGTTATCTGAGGTGTAACCTGAATAGTGTACGGATTATCTGAAACTTTCAGCCTATCTTCCGGCTTCAATGTTTCATTGTCAGCAATAAGCCAATATCCGAACTCCACACTTTCTTCGGGAATAGCTTGGAGCGTGAGAGTATCTCCAATGAAATACTCCCCTGCGCCTTTTGCTGTGCCTTCGCCATTTATATCAATAATGACCTTCATGGTTCAACTTTTTACAATCCTGTATTTGACTGTTCGTCAACCTTCATAATGATAAGGTTGTTAGGATTCTTCATCACAGGACACGCCCACAATTCACCTGAACTCTTTTCTGCATACGGTTCAGAAGAATACTGATGCAAGAATGCGATACGTCCGCCTTCCAAAGAGGAAATACGTACAGCCGGGTTGGTATCCTGCAAATACATTGACGGTGAGTTCTTGATACGGAAGAACTGACCGCTCTGAACAAGAACAACGGTGTTCTTTTCAAAAGACGGTTTGGCTTCCTCAATCACGCCAAGTTTGTTCCATTTTGATTTTTCCTCAATAGGGATAATCACAGGAATAGAGAACACCTTCATCAGCACATCAACAATTTCCTGATTGTTCATAGGATAGATTGTAGTAGATGCTGCGGCAGGAACAAGACGTGCCTGTACTGCTGCTGTCACTTTCGGGTGCATCAAGAAATTATCATACAAATCCTTTGACATTTCAAAATGATCGTATGGTACACCGTCATTATCGGCAATCTTGCACATTCTTTGAAGGTCTTTAATAGGATCTGCATTTTCGTTCGGTGTCCAGTCTGTATCGCTAAACCATTTCTGTTTTAACGCTTTCAACTTATGTTTTGCAGGAACACGATAGTCGATCTGAACAGGAATTGAGTTAGTGCCACTGGCTGTATAGTTAAGCATACCTGTAGAAAGAGCCTGATAAGTCATACAGTTCAACTCGGTATGGAAGCCTTGGATACACGCTTCCATCTTTGTGAACCACTTCTCACGGATCTTGTCAAGCAATGCACCTTGCGGAATGTCAAGTTCATAGAACTCCTGAATATCGGTTTCCATAAACTGAATGGCGTGACCCATCTTCGGAATACGGCCCGAATACCATTCAAATCCAGTAGTGTCCATAATAGGCTTTTCAGCCAAAGGAGCCAGCATTACAGGACGGGTAGCCTGTGTGTATTCGTCAACCATGACATTCCATGATTTACTCATCTGAGGAACATCCCAATCTCCGTAGCTTCTCCAGTTTTCGTTATCAAATTTCTGATTGGCATAATCCATAAGTTCCTGCATCTCCCCAGAGAAATGCCAATCATAGAAACTAAATGTCGATCTTTGCATAAAACGAAAAAATTTAATTAGTTATACAATGTGTAACGGAAAACGCAAGGATATGATTCATCATCCTTCATCGCCTTTTTGATTGCCGAAGCTACGGGCGGAATGCGTTTTTCCAAAATCTCACTTGTCACCATCCATGCACCGTTGAAAGGATAGAGAGTGGCACCGGGAATGGTGTCAACATCATAAGGCAGGATAGCATTAGGAATAACCTTGAATTTTGCGCTAGCACCAACCTGTGTAACTTCAACCAAAATATCGGTCAATTCCAATTTATCTGCATCCCCGGACAATGTCAGGATGTCATATTCGTCATGAGACGAATCAATAGCGTTAATGGTATAACCAGTTGTAGTACCTGCGACAGTAGTAGGTGCTTTACCGACAACCATGCCAACCTTGGCAACTGTATTACCCATGATTTTTTCAACTTTTACCGTAGCACCAGAATCCGATTTCTCGTACATTCTGAATGAATAGTGAATGTCACCGCCATTCTGCTTTGAGGAATCACATTTAATCATGGTACCAGCCGGAAGTTTGTTCCCAACTGTAGGCATACGTTCTACTGAAACGTTACATCCTACCAACAGTACGTGCAAAGACGTATCATTAGAAAAGATATGTCTTGCGCCACCAATCTTACTATAACTTGTTGCAAGAACTCCTGCTTTCATAATTAAAAAAACTATTTGTTAATTTTACTGTAATATCGGCTGACAATGTTGTTTTCCTTGTTAGCCTTATCTTCTTCTCTCTTTCTATCTATGAATGACTTTACATCGCTAGAACCACCCTTGTCAGAGATAAAAGGATTAATGCCATCCTTTGTGTATTTAGTACACGTTTCATTGTACTTTCCCTGTATTTTCAGAAGAATGCTTGTATCTTCCTCTTCGGGCGAAATCTGAATGTTCTCAAAAATGATGTTGCGCAACAACTCGTTAGGCATACCCGCTTCCGGGCGTTTAATCAAATCAGACAGCTTCTTGCGCTTTTCAGTTACAATCTGCTTCTGCTTTTCCTCCTGCTCTTTAGCTTCAAAATCTTTCTTGAACTTTTCAAACTCTTCAAGTTTAGCCTTGACATCATCGGGCAACTCAAACGGTTTCGGTTCGGGTGCTGGTGTCGGTGTAGGTTGTGGTTGCGGTGCTGGTGTCGGTTGTGGTGCAGGATGTGATTTTTCCCATTCCTTTTTCAAGTTGGATATCTCCTGTTCCTTGATTGTATCCCACTCTTTGCGCTTATCAGACGCAAACGCTCTTACCTGACCTGCCACAGTGTTCTTTAAATGATTCACAACACTTTCATTCCAGAACTTTTCCGCATTTTCCTGCGGTGCGAACGCTGAGAACTCATTAATTGTCTGTTCGATTGTACGATCTGTAATAACGGAGCTACTTTCTCCCAACGCATTCTTGATACCTTCAAAAATGACTTTTACATTTTCATCCATATACTATTTATTTTTTATGTGATTCATGCACAAGACCTTTGCGCACAGTAAGTACCTCTTACCGATGCAAATGTAGTTAAAAAATGTGTATAAGCAAAAAAATATTTAAAAAAATATTATATTTGCGAATCATTATACTGCAATGGAAGAAATTGATTTAAAATACCGAGGATTAAAGACTAAGGATGTTGTCAAATCGCTGAAACGATATGGCAAAAGGGGAATCATACCATATAAAAGCCTTGATTTCGTCCAAAGATATATAGAGGACAGAAGAAGCAAGGGATACAAGGTAAATATGCTTGCCCCACAGAAAGGTTCACAGGAGGCATTTCTAAGAAACAGGGCAGGGATAAAGATACTTCACGGGAATCGTGGGGGAGGAAAATCCGTATGCCTTGGGATGGATATACTGAGTTCATGCAACCACCCGTCATTTTCCGCACTTGTTTTCCGTAAAGACAAGACATCCGCAGAAAAAGCGGATGGTATTCTTAAAGTGGTTTCAAAGATGGTTGAACCTTATGGTGAGTATATTGATTCAAAACGCCTTTCAAGACTTGACGCAGGAGGTGAAATACGGTACGATTATTTCGGTGATGCCTGCCTGTCGGGAGAAAAAGGCATAAATGAATTTAAGGACAGACAACAGGGTGGTAACGTTGTGAAGGTGGCGATAGACGAGTGCTCACAGGCAACGGAACCTATCATAAACTACCTTCAAACGGTATTGCGTTCATCATCAGGACTAAGAACAGGTCTTACAGGTGCGTGCAATCCAAACCCGTACAGCGATTTCTGGAGAGCACTGGTATCATGGTGGGTGGACGATGACGGAATAGCAATTCCAGAAAGATCGGGAAAGGTAAGATATTTCTTTCAATATGGAGATACTATACATGAAACAGCATGGGGTGACAGCCCACAAGAAGTATTTGCTCAGGCAAAAGATTATATCATCGCAAGATTCGGTAAAAATACCAAAATTGACGAAACAAACTGTAAAAGATACATCAAGAGTATAACCTTTATAGCTTCCGGGCTGGAAGATAACAAGATACTTATGGCTTCCAATCCTGACTATCAGAAAAACCTTGGAGGAACAGCACAGGAAGTATCCATAAACGCATTAGGTTCATGGAAGCTGATAAAAGGGGGAAACGAGTGGATAACCCGTGACGAAATGGAGGAAATGTTCTCATCGCAGCCTGTGTTTGACGATTACTTTGAATGTGCTACACTGGATATAGCATACGGTCTTGGTGACGTTTGTGTAATGGGGCACTTCATAGGACATCACTTACAAGACCTGGAATGGTCAAACACATTAAAGCCAAGGGATTTAAACCGATGGGTAAGAAACAATCTACGGAAATGGGGAATCGGTGAAAACAGACTGGCATTTGACGGTCTTGGAGCACCTACATTTCGTGACGCATTCCCCGAAAGCCTGGCAATACTTAGAGGCGTTCCGAAAAGACTAGACAAAAGCAAGGATGATCAGCCTGTAAGATTCTATTTCGATCTAAGGGCACAGCTTGCCGATGAGATGGTAACACGTATAAAAGGAACAAACCTAGGATATTGCGGATTCAGTATAAACCCGGAACTTCTTGACAAACCGTATGTGAACAAAACAATACGGGAAGCACTGATGGATCAGAGAAGAGCAATAAGACGTGACGTGGAAAGGGAAAACGGGAAACTAAGACTTCTGAAAAAGCAGGAAGCAAAAAAGATTGTAGGATGCTCACCCGACTTGATAGAAGGAACATTTTTATACAGGACATATTTTGATATATGCGATGTAATGATTGACATACCTAACGATATAATGGATGAATTAAAATATTTATAATTACCTATGGAAATTTTAAAATTAGACGTTTTATTACGAAAAGAACCGTTCAAAGTGGCACTTCCGTCAAGATGTGACGATGGGAGAGGTGGAGGAACAAAGAAAAAACCAAGACGCTCCACTTTGATATACAAATATATGTCACAAGATGATTTCCTAGCGCAATGGGATACATCAGGGCATTATATACACAACAGACCCGACTGGAAAGACAGTATCCCGTCAGACGAGGATGCCACATCATCGGATGATGAAAGCGCGAATGTAGGTGCTCAGAAAAGAAAAAAGAAATTGGCATCAACTCCCTATGTACTGCAAAGACGAGCATTTCCTCTTCAAAGGATGATACACAAGAAAAGGGTATCACACCTATGTACCAATCCTCTTAAATTCCAGATAAAGAAAAGCGCGTCAAACCAGCAGAACAGGGATAAGCTGACAACATACAAGGAATACTGGACTGATTCTCTCATGGAAACAGCCAAGTTTGAACTTATAAGCGAAGCCGGAAAGGTAGGGGATGCTGCCATATATATATATAAGGATAAGGACGAGATAAAATACAGGTCTTTCAGCTACTCAAAAGGAGATATACTGTATGAACATAAAAACAGAAGAGGGGAAAGAATAGCTTTCGCAAGGGAATATACAACCACATACATATCGGCTGACGGAGAAGAACATACAGACACACTTGTCGATGTATGGACTAAAGATGAGTTTTACACGCTTGATTCCAACGGAGATATAGCAACGGATATTGACGAAAACGGAAATATCATACAACTGCATCAATTCCATAACCTTGGATTTATACCTGTAGTATATCTACGGCTTGAACTTCCATTTTGGGGGGCAGTACAGGACTTGATAGACGATTTCGAGTTCTTAATGTCCATGATAGGAGAATACAACACACGACAGGCATTCCAAATGCTACTTATCAAGACTAACGGAAGAATAAACATTCAAAGAAACGGATTGGGAGGAACTTCCATTTTACGTGTAGGAGCAGAAGATGATGCACAATTCATGGGTAAAATGGACGCTTCAAACTCACTTTTCACCGAAATAGATAACATATACAACGGGATACTTGACGGAAGCGGTGTCGTTCCGCCAATGCAATCATCGTCAGGTGACAGACCTACTGGAACAACGGCAATGTATTACGAGCCGGAAATGGAATGGGCGAGAAGTGATGCACAAATGATGAATACAGCCATAAATGACATGGCCAATATATTCAAATACTATGTAGGAGTAATGGAAGGTGACGCAACAGGTTATAACGCTCTAAGAATAAACGCTACCATAGAGCCATACTCATACATAGACTTCTCTGAATGGAACAATACACTCGTTCAACTTGTAAACTCCCGAATAATATCATTACAGACAGCAAGAGAAGAAAGTGACTTCTCTGCAAATAATGAAGATGATAGAATGGACGAACAAGACAGAAGATTAAACGATATGGAAGCTAGGGTAGTGATAGAAGAAAACAACGAAAACAACGATAACAGCTAAACTATGGGAAAATTTACGAACTTACTAAGAAAAATAAGAAGGACATTAGACTATATATGCCTTAACAATTTGAGAGTTGACGGAATGGAACACCTCATTGCAGGAATACTTGTAGTAAGCGTGGCGCAATGGTTTTTCTCCGTATGGACAGCAATAGCACTAACCTTGTTCATTCTTGTAGGGAAAGAAATCGTCTACGATAAGTGGCTTAGACAAGGAGTGCCCGAATGGAGAGATATATTCTGGGGAGCAGTAGGTATGGTTCTTGGATTGATGTAGAAAAAAACACCACAAAGTTTTGATATATCACAAATTATGCTTTTCTTTATGGTGAACGTCATAACATAATAATATTTGGCAAAATAAATCGAACAGATTTTGTACAAGATATTAAGAATCCCTCTAAGGTGGCAGAAAGGAAACAATCTGCGACTTCTATGCCCTGCGTATGTTGTGACGTTCACACCTACGGAGGGTTTCTTTTTATCACAATTCGTTAAAATATGAACGCCACAACGAATGAACTTATTCCTATTAGTGATAATAACGGTAAGAAAGCCGTTAATGCACGTGATTTGCATTCTTTTCTTGAAAGTAAAAGGGATTTTTCAACATGGATTAAAGATCGCATTAAATCTTATGATTTTATTGAAGGTGTTGATTTTCAATCATTCACCGAAATTGTGGAGCGAGAAATAGGAGCTACTAAACGAATCGAATATGCTCTGTCAATCAGTATGGCAAAAGAGCTATCTATGATTGAAAACAACGAACGGGGAAGGCAAGCTAGAAAATATTTTATCGCATGTGAGGAAAACAAACATGAACTTTCCCGGAAGGAGCTTGCACTAATGGTAATACAAGCCGAAGAAGAGAAAGAACGCTTGGCTTTGGAGAATAAAAAGCAGCAAAAACAGATAGAGAAGCTCCAGCCGAAAGCCGACTTCGCCGACAAAGCCTTTGCAATGGAAGGCAAGTGCGATATAGGACAGGCGGCAAAGATACTTGGCTTGCCTTTCGGGAGAAACTCTTTGTTCAAGAAACTTCGTGAAGCAGGAGTATTCTTTGCTAACAGGAATGAGCCAAAACAGAAGTATATTGATGCTGGGTATTTCGAGATGAAAGAAAAGCCTATTCCAAGAGAGAATCACCCAGGTTTTGTCGTGATGGTTGTTCTATGCACACAAAAAGGTCTTGCATACATTAATCACCTGTTTGGCGGAAAACCGTCCGATGGAAAATTGGCGAGAATAGTATAGCACTGTACATAATGTATTATTACTAAAAAACAAGGAGCGACAAAAACATCGCTCCTATATTTCCTTTAACGTATAATTGATCACTTTATCGTAACCCAAACCTGTTCGCCACGCTTTATCGCATCGTCAATCAACTTGTTCAATTTGTCAGAAGTATAGCGTGATTCGGTAAGCCTGCCTTTTGATGTATTGTTGCCTACAAGGATACACCCAGCAGAATCCTTTGCTGTATTCCCAGCGTGAAAAAGAATACCCTCAAAATGAGGCACATTCAACAACCTTGGCATATTACGCCCGAATTTTGGTGACCAGTTGTATATCACCTGGTATCTACCGTAAGGGATAGCAGATTCAGCATAAACCTTCTTCTCGTTTCCATCAAACACTCCATTCTTATTCACGTCAACAACACGATCTTCAAGCGTATTACTGAAAAACTCACCATCAATATACAAACGCCCTATAGTATAATCAGGCTTACACCATTTTCTTTCTACTAATAGTTCCATAATTTTTTATTTATTGATACATTGCAAATATACAAAAAAGTATTATATTTGCAATGTAATAATTAGGCTAGTTGATATTTAGATGGGCATTAAGGAACAAATGAACACCATTATAAAGTATTCGGTGATTCTTTTATGATAACTGATAGTGGGCGTTGGTATCGTCCCGAACGGATTAACGTTTTAAAATGTGTGTAAAAATGTACATTAATACCTAAAACATTATATTTATCTTTGCCTTATCATAAAGCATCCGTTAATGGATATAGCTTAAATAGTTATTTTCATGCAAAAACTAAATTAGTATCACCCTTGGTAGAAGGGGTTGAGGACGTGGAGTGGTCGACAGTAGTCGGGGCGGTGAAGCGTCAATATGTACGTGTATAAACGTATATAATTACCTTAATAAGCAAGAAATAGATTGGAC